GATTCAAAATTCCAGTTACCCAAAATAGCGGCAATACCATTCTTAGTTGCTCGTGGGTCTAACTTCTTCAAGCCACCGGCTAATGCTCTTGCTCTATCACGTAAATCACCGCCAATAGAAAAACTACCAAGAGAACCAAAGTCATCACCTAAATGATCTTTGATCCACTTGATAGCACTGTGACCTAATTCTTGTTTAGCAAGTGCAATCAAACGCTTATCAGCTTTTTGCACCTTGTGTGATGGAGCGGCATTGTGCAAGCCTTTAACTCTGTAGTAGCCATATCCCATGCCTTTATCATCAGCAATTCGAGTTACACGAGCCTTTGGTGGCGTTTCGTTAAACATGGTGCCACGTCTAGGATCCTTAATGATCCCGACATGCCCTGCGGCTCCGGTCCCATGCCCGAAGATGACCAGGTCGCCAGGGATAGTGTTGTTCAATGACTTACCAAGGTACTTAACACCAGAACTGTTTTGCATTGCGACAGTAGTTCTACCGATATCGATATCAAATTTGTGCAGAGCCTGCATAACCATACCAGAACAGTCGGATAATCTCTTGCTTGCCGCACCCATTTGATAAGGCACACCAGCAAATGTTGATTCAGCATATTTTAAAAACTGCTCACGAGTACCACCCTTGCCAGTGGAGTCACCAATCGCATTGTTGATGACAGTCCACATAGCAGTACTCCAAGGATTACCAAAGTGAGTTGACGCATTCTTGCCAAGATCGACCGTTCCTTTTTGCAGAACTGGTCCGCTTTCCTTGATGTTCTTGGTGAACATATCTGCAAAGCTCTTAGCAGGATCAGCAAGCGCATGTGATGCAATCTTTCTTAATTGGCTATGACTTACGCCACTACCTTTGGCAAAGTGCTGAATGCCACGTTTTCTAGCGACTTCTTGCGTCTGAGTGCCGTTCAAGACACCCCAGCCACGAGGAATCATCAAATGAACGTTGTCACCATGAGGGAAGTACAATTCGTTGCTTGGTGAGACAAGAGCCTCTTGACGTGGACCGCTAGTCGCATCATTGACAACTGAAAGAGTATTTTGCGTCAAGCGACCGTTAGCGTCAGACCCTTGTGCAAAGTGAACCGTCTTGATGACGCTACCGTTACCGCCAAATTGACTCAATACCTTGTCGATGCCTTTAATACCACGGTTAAGTTGATCAATGGTGTCACCCATTGCGTCCTTAGCGTATGAGCGCATCTTGCCCATAGCCTTGCCAAAACCTTTGCTAGTTGAGTTAGCAGTAAAAATAACACCATCGTGCATGTTATTCATCTGCTTATCCACAGATTTACGCATGCCTGTGTATTCCTTAGTAGCATTAGCTCTGTTTTTGCTGTTGTACTTAGCAGTTTGACTGTTAATCTTTGACCAGCTTGAAGCATTGTTCTTGCTTAAACTCTTCAAAGACTTAGTAGCGTCATCAGTGATCTTCTTGTAATCCTTGGATACTGTCTTGGTGGTTTGACCAAGCTTAGTGTTACCAGTGGCATAACCTTTGAGAGTTAAGCCACGACCTAAACCACCAGCCATGACTTTGCGAGTGTCTCTTGCATTAAGAATGTGTTCACCTGGACGCACCTTAGTGATGGCAGGACCATTAGCACCTAAAAGACGTGCGTTTGATCCGGCTCTGTAGGCTAATTCAGGACCGGCTTCACCAACTAAGGCTCTATGAGCTGATCCGATTAAGCCACCAGTTGCATGAGATTTGATCTTCTCATACTTGAAGGCTTTACCAGAACCACCAGCCGCACGGTTTAAGTCATTACCAAAACCTTTCAGGTTATTAGTGATACCTTTACGGATATCGCCAGCTTTACCCCAGAAATTGTTCCAAGCATCTTTTATTGTATTGCCGACTTTGCCAGCCCAATCTTTGACTGCTTTATAGGCTTTACCTAATTGACCTGGAATTGAAGAAACAAAAGAACCAACTGCCTTTTTGCCTTTATTCCAACCGCTTTGGATACTGTTGCCAACCTTGCCAGACCAGTTGCTTACACTCTTGTGTGCTCTGTTTAACTGACCAGGAATGCCACCGACAAACTTCTTTACGCCAGTGACACCTTTGTTCCAAGTCTTTTGAATATTGCGACCGGTACGACTACCCCAATTTGCTACACTCTTGGCACCTTTAGCTAAGTTACCTGGAATGCCTTTGACAAAGTTAACAGTAGCTTTCTTGCCACGTTGCCATGCCCTTGAGATATTCTTGCCTGTTTGACTAGCCCATTTGCCAACACTCTTCTTGGTTTTATCTAAGTTTTTAGGTAAATCTTTGAAGAACTTGTGGCTAGCCTCGACAGCACGATTCCAACCTTTATGGATGTTGCCTGGTAGGTCTTTTACCCACTTAACGGCTCCTTTGAAGCCATTTTGGATAGTCTTGCCAACGCTATTAGCCCATTTTCTGAATTTAGGGTTGTTCTTGTATAAAAGTGCAGGAATACCAGCCCACGGAGCAATAGCAGTTAAGGCTAATTGCTTGCCATTCTTTTTGACGAATGAACCAGCCTTGCCAAGTGCTCTGCCCATAGACTTACCAACTTGACCACCCCATCTACCAATCTTACTGAATGTGTCTTTAGTAGACCAGCCAAGGTTTTCAAGCGACCAGAAATTCTTTGGTGGCTTTTTGCGTTGCCAGCCATGTACAAAGCTGTTAACAGCACTACCACCAATTCGACCAAAGAGTTTACCAGCTTGTGCGCCAAGTGCAGCACCAATAGGACCACCGAAAATGCCACCAATGATGGCACCAGCACCTGTACCGACAGCGCCACCAATGTCTACTGATCTCTTAGCTGCATTGTGTCGATCTTTGTAAGCTTGGAAGCCTTGATAGCCAACATCTAATGCAGTTCCGACACCAACAGCACCGCCAAGCAATCGTCTGCCAACTAGTGCTTTACCTGTTAGCTCACCAGGCTGGACTCTGCCGAGCTTGAACATGCCACCGAATGAATTACCTTTCAGTGCATTGATTAAGCCACCCTGGCGAGATGATCCTTTGATGTATTGACCTGTAACCGGGTCTCGTGGACGTACACCGGTCTCTTTGCCCAACAGTAGTCTACCTATACCAGCGCCAATTCCTTTACCGTTACCAATACCGAAATTAGCTTTTAAGAAACCACTGGCTAACTTGGACGCACCCAATGTGCCAAGAATACCTGTTATATAAGCAGCAGCAGTCTTAACTGGCTTTGGCATACCTCGCATAGCTTCAAGTAGCTTGTTAGCATAGCCAAGAGCCTTGCTGATACCAGGTGCGACTTCCTTTGCAAAGCTCATACCCATATCAGTAGCAAGTTGCTTAGTTCTAGCTAACTGGTTCTGCAATGAGGACATGTTCTTTCTTGACAGCCTTGAAATATAGCCAGTACGTGCAGCATTTTGAGATTCTCGGACATTGTGTTGCATGTCACCGTAGTGATTCATCAAAATCTGAGCATCATTGAAACCTGTTTGACCAAATAAAGTTTGCAGGTCGGATGATACTCGATTAGATTTCTTACCACGAGACGCACGATTCAGCATCTCAAAGATGGTTCCTAACTGTTTCAAGTGACCATTTCTGGTGTACAAGCTATTAGGATTAATACCCAAATCATGCAAGGCACCTAGCATCGCAGTACTATGTGGCGCTTTGATCAATCTAGTGATGATCTGACGCATACCAGTACCAGCACTCGAACCTTCTTCGCCGTAGTTAGATAACGTACCCAATGCACCCAGCATAGTATCGATAGTTTGACCATTTGAATGAGCGGCACTACCCATCATCTTGAAGGACTCGCCAAAACCACTTTCACCACCAACGTCACCGGAAGTTAAGTCAGCAACGTAAGCGGCTTTGTTCAAAACATCTCTTGTGTACTTAGACATACGTCTTACACTATTACCAGCTCTGGACTTATAGCCAAACTGTTCCAGCATAGGTGCAGCTGAGTTAACGATTGAGTTGTAATCTTCGTTAGTAGCACGAGCGGCTTGCAAAAAGTACTTGTGAGCAGCTAAGTCTTGTTGACCGGAATAACCACGTCTGAGCAGTTGCTCAGAGCCTCTAGCCAATTCGTTTTGATCAACACCATAACGAAGAGACAAACGCCGGTTTTCAGCCTGAATTTCACGAGTATTTCTTCTAGCTGCTCTCGGAGAATCACCACCGGTTTCCTGCAAGTTCTTGATAACGTTGTATTCATCAGCCAACTTGGTTGCTTCGCCATTGGCCTTCATGAATGCAGCGGCAACTGGAACCATCGCAGTAGCAATAGATGAACCGACTTGAACCAATGCTGATCCA